GCTTCAATGTGATCAGCTGGTATTGAGTCAACGCCTAATGAATGATCCATTCTTCTTTTGTACTTTCGTATGCACTCGTCCTTTGACTTATTGAAAAACTCATTGTTCCAGCTATCTATTAAGAAGGACTTGATGAAATACTGTAGACCAAAGAAAACAACCTTACCGTCGTAGAATGAGCTCTTAACTGCAAGCTTATCACTGCGTGGTGTAAAGTTAGAGTAAACAAGCTCAGTACCTTCGGGGTATTGTCTACGGTGGTCAGCTTTATAGAAGTCTATGCAATGTAATGGGTTCATAACTCATCCCTCATAAGATCAAATTCATACATCACGCTATCATAACACTTCAATATCTTGGCTTTACCTTTTGAGAATATTCCATGCGTAACGTATAACTTAAGACTGTTTGGCTTTCGTTCTTGTAAAACTTTTGCAAGCTCTACAAAAGTTCTTCCTCCGTCACAGATGTCATCAACCACAAGAATATCTAATCCTTCAAGATCTATGTCTGTATGTACTTGAGTTGCTGTTATATCACCAGTCTTGATGCAACGTACCTTCGTGGCTATAACGTGATTCGCACCAAGTATCTCACAGAGATTTTGATTTTTTTTCATTGCTCCTGCATCTGGAGAGACGATAATATCAGGAACCATTGATTTATCAAGTGGATGGTCTAGAGTGTTTACAAGAAGTGCTTTGGCAGCTATTAAAGCTCGATCAGAAACACAGCAATTATGTAACAAAGCTGGCATAACATCGCTATGAGGATCGTGAATTACAACATCATCAAACTGGCACCCGTTAATTATCTTCGCGAACGTTTTCAAGCTAAAAGGCTCAAAGTCTGAAGTTTCTCTATCCTGTCTTGAGTACGGACAATAAATGATATCAAGAATAGACTTGTTAGATTCTTCACGAAGAGTATCAGCAAGCATGCATACCATCATTAAATCGTCTTTATCCATGAAATCACACTTTATTTTAACAACGACATCTTCGGTCCTTCCTTCAAGCTTAAAGTGTGCTGCACCATCTGGAAAATTGAACTTGTTTAGCTCAACAAATGTATCATTATAATATAACTCGATCATCACTTATCCCGTTTGTTCCTCTACTAATAAATGCCTGGCGGGACGGACCTTAGCCAGGTCTTGAATGCCTGATACTTTTCAGTAGAGCAGGTTACCATTTGTTCCTCTACTTATACTGTGCTTTTAAGTCCAATAAAACCTTATAAGCTGACTTTGTTTCCTCTCTCAGATCTGCCCCACAAAATGGGCAAAAAATTATTTGTATTGATCCGCGAAAATTATCGCAAAGCTCTAAACTCCAAGTAATATTATCTTCATCACAAAACAGATGGTCTAATTCAATATGTTCTATTGCTGCATCACAGCATGTATGCAATCTTTCACCAACAGACATTTTAATTTTTATGTATTCTTCGTTGGTCATTTCCTGTTTGTTCCTCTACTGAGAATAATAGTACTCAGTAATTTGTTTCTTTGTTCCCTGCTATATGCTGTCTTTTAAACTTTCTCATAAATCTTCTTGTATATAAAAAGCTTCCTACGTATTTGTGGTATTTAACCACTCCTCCAAAATAATGTACACTTTCAATAAAATCATATATAGAATCGTAACCATACTCATTAACGAAGTCTTGATTGCGCCTTTCCATCCTGACTGACATTTTGCGAGTTAAATCCTCTATACCAACTCCTACAGCTTCTATTAAGTAAACAGCCGCGAAGAATACGAAAAGGACCATAAGGATAAGAACGCCATCATTCATCTTTGCCTCCCAACCATTGAGACCATTGAGTACGTGTCTCTAATATTTTGAACCTCTCTTAAAACACCAAGTCCAAATATATTAAATTTATGGGTGTCATCATAATTCGTTATATGACTGTTTATAATACTTTCATACATGTTCACCATTGTTGCGTTTGACCTCATCACGTCTACTATATGTTATGCTTTTTCTTTTGCAGACATTGATTCTATGTCTAATATAAACTTAACCTTATCAATGCTTTCGTCCAAGTAATGGTTTTTATTGCATTCGCATTTTTGTTTTCTAAACCAACTCATCTTTATCTCCATCATTAACCTTGTCTTTAATTGTTTTCATAATAAAACTCATTGAATTCCCGTATGCTAATAACGTTTTAGAAATAAACTCCTCTGTTACTTCTTCATATGTATCACCTAAAGCATTAAGGTTGAACTTTGCAATAATTAAACCATTGTCTTTATGATATGAAACTATTTTAATAAGATCCGATTCAGATTTATCTGTGAAGTCCCATTCAATAACGGTTTCTTTATTTATATCTGTTAGTCTACTCATCTTTACCACCTATTCCTTCAATCATTACCTTCTCAATATCATCTAACTCTTTATCTTCAAAGTCGTTCTTTTCGTCTTGTTTATGGAACTGAATCATAGATGATATGTCTTCTGATGTTAATCCTTTATCCATCACCCAACCTCTACACACTTTGTGTTTACACGTACAAAATTAAATTTATTCTTTGAGAATAGATGAACCACATGTTTGTCGTCGTGCACCATCTCAGTTATAGCTTGTTTAGATTTCTCGCACTCGCTCATAGATGAGAGTTCGTGAGTATCGATAGCCATTTCACTATGACCAAATGCTAATATAATTAATAATACCTTCATAATATTACCCTTTATCCCTGTTGATAAAAAAAATCTCAAAATCATACCCAATAGCATCTATGTAGTTACTAAGAGTCGTGAATGATGGGGAGTGCTTATTGTGTTCGAACCTAGAGATATTACTCTTAGTAGTTCCTAGGATTGATGCGACAGTATCTTGGCTAAGCCCTTTGTATCTACGCAAAGATGATAAAGTATCAATTAAGTTACTTTCCATTTGGCCTTTTTTGTATTTAATTACTTTCATTGTTGAACTCCATATCTATGTGTATGGTACACCAATACGTTTACATTGTAAACGACTAATTCCAGAACTGTGCTCTCCAGAACCCATAATATACAAATAAACTAAACCACCAGGTGCCAATAACAACACCTAGAGTAGCATTCCAATCAACACCAGGAATTAAGCTATGCATGAACAGAGATCCAAATATTAAGCTAATAGCAAATGAAACTCCAACAGCATACAAAGAACAGTTCTTAAGGCTAGCTATTAAGGCGAAATCCTTCATGGACGCTTCATGACACCGGTTAACTTCCTGTCTAGAGAGGGTTAGCTCAACCGATAACTTTTGAGTCTTTTCAACCAACTTGTCGTAAGCATCTTCAAGCTTGGACTTGTCGTCGCTTAACTTATCATAAGCTCTTTGATCAATTTTCATCTTTCATCCTATTTGCAAAGTTAATTAATTCTTCACCTAATGTAATAGCGTTGTCTTGTGAGAGATATAATGCATACTCTGCGTATCCTTCATCCCCCGGCTTTCCATCTTCATTTAGATGCAGCTGTATGTCTGTACTTGTATCACCACATTGAATGGTAGCCTCTTGGTCACAATACATAAATAACTTAACCTGTTTGAAGGTTTTACTCATCTGAATAATCCTTATCTCTGTTGTAGCTGTGATACTCAGGAGACTTTCCGTACATAAGATCTTCATCTTCTTTCTCTTCGGCGATTCTGGCATTCAACACAATGAGTGCAAAAGCTAAAAGAATCGTCAGTAATATACTCTTTGTATATAATGATAATAATATTAGCACTGCTATACCTATGAAAACACCTTTTTGACTCACCGAAAACTCCTATAAACTCAAACCTACTATAACACCTGCCAAAACAAACATCGTTAACACTACAAATGCTGCTTTTAAATCTTCATCTTTCATCCGAACCCCCTATGTTAATTAACTCAAATAATAATCATGCAACCCCAAGTAATATAAAGCTGGATATGAAATTAATATTGCTATTATCATTGTTCTAGATTTCATCTAACACCACCACAAGCAAACAACACTAAGGCATAGTAATGTTGGCACTATTGTTACTATTAGCAGTATCTGTTTGTAATACATGTTAATCTCCTAGAGTTAAATATCTACCACGCACTCTGAATTAAACCTATACCCCTGACCAAAATTACTTGATAACAAATGTAAATGACTCATATCTTCTTTAACAGTACTAACAATAGCATGCCTTACGTTCTCGCAAGAAGAAACAGAATCAAATTGTTGAGTGTTCATTGTAATCTCTCCATTTCCAAACGCTAACATTACTAAAAAAACTTTCATAAATACTCCAATTATAAACGGCGTTCACGTGCACAGTACGCCGAAAAACTGTCTTACCCTCACTATTTACTGATCTTGGGTACACGGCCTGGTCAGCTCCTCAAATTCAACATCCTATTGATTTCTGATTCGCTAACCAATCTGCATTTACCGCATTCGCAGTATTTAAGCGATTCAAACAATCCATTGTCTGCCATTGTAACTATTGTTCTATCAACTACTGTCTTACCTTTATAAAGATAATCATTGTCCTGCAAGACTTCAGCAGCCTCCCTAAGAGTGTAATAACTCATTTGTTATCCTTTAGATAATCTTCTGTCTCTTGATGTAAGACATCAACAAAGCTAATTGCATAATCCCTAGATCCTGATAGCTCTTTGTTTTTCTTTAACAGACTACTGTTAACCTGGCTAATGCTCTTGTTTTCGAGGGTAACTTTTTCGAAATCTGCAAACAACCTATCATTCTGAGACTTAACAATGTCTAACTGCTGCTTAAGATCATCATTTTCCTTTTTCAAAGCCTTAACCTGCTTCTCTAGATTTTTCTGATTCTTACTCTTAGTGAAGAAACCTTTTAAACAACTCATTATCTTTTAATCCTTCACCTTCATGACAGATGCTTTTAAACACATTCCACCATAATATCCGTTATGATCCACATGGCACTTGATTGTTATAGAATCATACTTTGTTTTTATATCGACAAAATATGTTTCACGAGTATCACAATCTTTATCTACAACTATTGTTTCATCAGGCTTTTCAACAATAGAAAAAAAAGGCTCATCAATAATTGAGCTTAAATCATCATCAGACGTCATATATCTAGATTCACAGCAATCTTGACCGACATCCATAACGCACAGAATACATTCATCTTTAAAAAGAATAAAAAATT